GTACCGATATATGTCTTAGTCGTGCTGCGTGTGCGCGGGATACCCGCGACGATCCCCTTCTTGGGGTCTGAGGTCCAAGCCATCAGACGGAAGAGATCAGCAGCCTCAAAATTGATATCCGCATCGATGAACATCAGGTCCGTGCAATCGGAATCCAACATGTCCTGTGCGAGTAGGTTGCGGGCACGGGATACTACCGAACAGCCACAAATAGAGCCGATCTGGATAGATATCCCGTGCTGCTGTGCTTGCTGCGCGAACTGAGCCAACGAAATAGCCAGCTTCAAGGATACCTTGAAGTCATAGGCTGGCAGCGCAATAAAGAGACTGCGCCCAGCTAGATCAAAAGCTTTCTCGTTCTGCATATATCACCTACTAGTCGTTATAGAGGAGCCCCTATTACGAAGTAGCAAACGGAGTAGCAAGCGTACCCGAACCGATCAGCTTACCGTAGACCATGTAGGTATTAGCCGACACAGCAACGATAGTGATAAACGAACCAGCAATACCACCGGTAGTCGTACCGTTCAGGTTGACCGAGCGAGTCGTCGAACCATCCGCTGCATACATCACAACCGAACCCGCAGTAGCTGCAGCGCTGACACCAGTGATAAGCTGACCGAGCAGGAAGTCACCCGCACCCGTGATGATCTTGATCGCCGTGGCAGTTGCTGGGATGAAGAAGATGTAGGTCGCGCCGAGGTTATTCAGCGTGTTGGGGTCCTGACCCGGACCCGACTGAACCGGGTTAGCCGAAGCATTCACTGCAGGCAGTGTGATGGTGGAGGTCGCGGCAGTAACGCGGATGATCTTACCCGCGTAGTTAGCGACATCAAGGGTAGCCGTCGCAGTCGAAATAGCGGCAACGGTGTTAGGACCCTGCGAAATGAAACCGCTCAGTGAGCGGACGGGACCCTGAAAGGTAGCCTGAGCCATAGTAATATCTCCGTGTAGTAGCACATTCCCACACCATCGCTACTACGTCTGCTAGGACAGTTGGCGCGGGATAAAACCCTAGTAGGGGTAAGGTATATACCCCTTTAAAGAAAAGGGGAAGAGGTTTCCCCCTTCCCCCGATCTATTACGTCGAACCCGACGAACCCCACATACCGAGGGGATCAGACCAACCGAACGAATAACGCTCGCGGGCCTTGTAGCGGACGTTGCCGGTATCGAAATCACCGTCCATTCCGGTGTTCATCGGGGTACGGACAAAGTGCTTCAGACCATTGGGAACATCGGTGGTAAGGAACCAGCCGTTGGTGTCGGTCAGGAAGTGGTTAACAGTGTAACCCTCCGGGATCGCACCATTGTTCTTGATGGCGTTGATATCGTTGTCCGAGGTACCGACGCGGAGTTCGGTTTCGAGCAGGCGAGTAGCAACGAACATCAGGCTCGGCGGGATGACCAGCTTCTTCGGCTTCGCAGCGATAAGCAGACCACGTTCATCGGTCCAAGCAGCAATCTGAATGACTGCGGCTTCAAGCGAAGTCTCGTTGAGGTCAACCTGCGTCGAAGGCGTGTTAGAGTTGGTACCACCCGAGACGATGGGATGCGAAGCCGAGAACAGGGGCTGACCGTCGCCACCGGGGTAGCTAGTGTTGAAGCCGTTGTTCAGGACCGCAGCAGCCTTAGTCTGCTTGGTGTACGACATCGCACGGGCAAGGGCCTTAGTATAACGAGCCGAGAGGCTGTCATACAGGTTATCTTCAATCGCTTCTTCAGTCAGCGAGAACCCGAGAGCAATCGTTTCGTGGGTGTAGCGAGCAGTGAAGACTTCCTGACCGTTGTCGTATGCGATGGCCGAACCTTCGTTCTTAACCGGAGCAGCCGAGAAGCCCGACAGCTTGGTTTCTTCTTCGAACGAACGCTCAGAGGTCTCGGTCTCGAAGATTTCCTTATGCTCTTCGCCGTAGCGAGCATATTCCAGACCAAACAGAGCGTTCAGACCGGGGAGGAGTTCCTTGAGAAGTTGTGCGCGTGAAATTGCCATTGGTTAAACTCCTCTTACACGCCGGTCGGGTTGTAGTACGGATGCATACCCTGATTCCACTTGACCACGACTTCCGTGTAGGAGCCCGCAGACGACTGGGTTTCAGGAATAACATCGATGATACGGATCGGCCAAGTCGAGGTGGTACCCGTGGTGCTGCTGATAGCAACCTTGGAGTCACCAGTGATGGTCGAACCAGCGGTCTGGACCAGCACAGCATTTTCACCGACGTTCGCACGGGTGACGTAGCTGACGTTCGTACCAGTCGAAACCACAGCGACCTTGAACAGCGCATCCGGATCATCCTGCACATAGGCAACGATGTCGGTGATGTTCGTGGTAGCAGCGTAGTACTGACGGAACGTCTTACCAAAGGTCGGATCGGTATACGAGCAACCAAGGAAAACGCCGACCGGAGTAGCAGCGTTCGTACCAGTGTCCTTGTCGAGCGTACCGGTGCTGTTCAGCTTCACAACGTCACCGAAATAGATGGCCGTCGAGGAGTTGGTAGCAATCGGAATCTGACGAGTAGCACTGGCGAAAACCTGCCCACCGATCAGGTTGATCGGGATGAGGCCATACGGCCCCGAAACAGTAGGGTATGCCATCTATAAGCTCCTAGCTTATCTGCCTGAACCAAACGATGTCTTAGTACGCTTCTCCGCAAAGAGCGGCATACGGGCATCATTCTCTCGCATGAAGTTGCTATCCACAGACTCATTCTGAGCTTGGGTCTGGCGGTCGAAGTGTTCTCGACGTTGGACCATGAACTCATCAGGAACCTTGCACAGCAGCAGTCCTGCGACTTCGATGTTGTCTTTGAAGCGGCTGTCCGGGTCCACAAGGAACTTAAACTGGGGCTGCTCTTCGATACCTACTGGCTCCCAACCTTCGCGGAAAGCAGCAGAAATATTCCGAGCATCGTTCTGACCGAGTGTGGAAACACGAACCCAGCGGTACGTATATCCAGCCTGCTTGTCGGGTTCGGGCAGCGTTGAAGCTGGTTGCCAAACCTTCGGGCGCTCTGCCTGTTCACGGCTCTGACGGGGCGCTCGCGCCACATCAATCCCACTAAGTTCTTCCATAAGCTTATTCTGTGCCATGATTAACGCTCCATCTTTGCAAATTCCCGAGCATACTGCTCAGGGGTAAGACCCAGTTTCTTAGCGATTGTAAGCTGGGACTGTTTCAACACGATCTTTTTGGAGGATGTGCTGCGCGAAGCTGGTGCAACCACGGTCGCAGACTTGGGCTTCGGAGTGTCCGAAACTTGCTTCTCTGACTCCCCGAAATACTCGGGGAAGCGCCGACTCATCGTTTTGTCGATGGTCTGCCAATATTCGTCGGTACCCACATGCTGTGGACCCCGTTCTTTCTCAAGCTTCTGGTGAAGCCCAAGAGCTGCTGCAGTCATCTCTGGATCAACACCCCACCACGTATTGCGCTCTTGCCACGCCATAGTTTTGGAGTCTAGTTGAGGAATCTGGAACTGCTGCTGTGGTACTTGTACCTGTTCCTCTTGAGTTTGTAAAGTAGGTCGATAGCTCGCAAGCTGTTGGAGACGGTACTGTGCATTGGTGAGCTTTTCTTGCGCATCGATAATACGCTCAGAGTCACCAGCTTCGTATGCATCGCGGTATGCACGGCGCGCATTATTGAGTTCCAGTTCCGTTGCCTGCTGGTAACTCTGTACAAGAGTCTGCTCGCCCTGCGACAGCGAACTCTTAAGCCTGTTGTTCTCCTCCATGAGGCGCTTGGCAGTGCCGATGGCTTCGTTCTGCTCACGCATAAGGCGCTCTTTCTCGCGCCGTTCATCGTGCCAGACTTTCTTCATCTGCTTAAGGCGAGTCTTGACCTTATCAGAGTACTCTTCAAGCTCATCAGCTTCGAGTTCGTCAACGATCTCCTTCGGCATCGGCTCACGGCCTCGGTCGGCCTCCGGAGTGTCGTCTTCGACCTCAATCTCTGGCCTTACGGAACCACCTTCCGCAAGCTCGTCTTCAATCTCGAAAGCGAAATCATCATCGGGCTTAGTAGCCATATTACTTCTCCTTTGTACGGTTTCCCGTTTTAACCGCGCGCAATCCCACGGGGGTCTTCTACGACTGCTTCTACTGAGTCATCGTTGATGAGGCGGAACTCACGACCATGAATCTTGACACGGCTGCCTGCATGCGGGCGCGTAAGGATGAAGTCACCCTCCTTGCACCACGGGCCACTGGGGAACCTATTAAGGTCCTTGAAGGCGTCAGGGCCGATCTTGATTACGAATAGCACCGGAGTGGTAAGCTCTTCGAACTTCTTGGTCTCATCAGCCTTGAAGATACCACCAGCAGTCTTGTCCTCTACCTCGGGAATACCGCACAGAATACGATAGCCTGATGGGTCAGGAAGCTGTTTAGCCCGGTCTTCGACCGGTACTTCTGGCTCCTTGGGGGTAACCGTAATCGGCTTACCAGCGAGGTCAACAAGCGCGGGTTTGGGCGCGCCAATAATCTCAGTCATCATCTTGTTCCATCCGTTGCGCGGTTTCTACTAGAATGTTATTCGCCATAAGCAAACCGCGATAAATGCCGCAGGCGTATTTGTAGGCACCGAAGTCTTCAGCACGGCCCATAGCCATATCTGCTTCGATAACCTTAAGCTCTTCCTGTACCTTGTTTGAAAGGTACTTGAGTAAATCGTTACTCATCACTGTTCCTCAGCTTGCTCTTCTTGGGGGTTACTATGCTGTGCTTGCTGCTGCGCCATCTGCATCATCTGCATCTGGCTGTTCCTCTGGGACTCATTAGTCCGGTGCTGGTGGTCAAGCGCACTCTGGGCAATCTGCACACCCATCTGAAGGCCTGCTTCCTGCTGCTGCGAAGACAACTGGGCTTGGCTTGTCGCCACCTTGGCCCCCACCTGCATACCCGCAATCTGGGTCTGGGCAGCGATACGCTTCTCTTCGATATCAACCTTGTCAGTCTGTGCCGCAGCATCGAGGAGAAGCTTCTTCTCCTTAAGCTCGACTTCCTTCTGTTTGATCGCAAGCTCCTGCTGCTGGAGCTGGACAATCGGGTCCTGAGCCGCCTGTTGAGCCTGCTGTTGGGCAACACTGGCTTGGTTCTGCTGGAGTAGCTGCTGGGCTGCTGCCGCTGCAAGGCGCGAAATCTGCACCTCCATGTCGGGCGTCATATTCTGATCTGGAGCCGGATATGGAACACCTGCAATATCTTCGATCTGCTTGCGATACTCAAACGCGATATGCTCGTTGATATGCGCCATCATGGTAGCCTGCATGGTCTGCGCATTGGGGTTCTGACCCATCATCTGCTGCATCTGTGGGTCCTGCATCATCGACATATGGACCGTGACATGGGCCTCATGGTCTTGATAAATAAATGCCTTGACCGGCTTGCCATTGATGATGTCCATATTCTCAGACACCGGATCACGCGGTTTCATATCATCGCCGTCCTTGAGTGGGACAAGCTTTTGGGCATTCTGGATACCAAGCACATCAAGCATCTGACGGTGCAGATACGGCATGTCGTAAATCTGCGGAGCCGTCTGGGCCAATTGCAGGACCGCCTGATACTGGACGATTTTCTGCGCCATAGTGGCAGCGTTGGGGTCCGAGACCGGGATGACCGTGACCATGTCATAGTCAGACTTCTTGGCCTTGCGGTCGCCCTCTACAGGGTCATAGCTATATGTCGCTGGCGTATAGTCACGGATGATAGCCTTTAGGAGCTTGAACTCCTGCTTCATGGCGTAGTGGATGCGCGCCTGAATAGCCGAGGTAGTCTTGAGGGTACGCTCAAGGATAGCCAGCGTAGTGCCCACAGGAGCCTGCCCAGACATATCACTGACCTGCAGGTCTGCTGCTGAGGCAAACCTACGGCCCTCTTCTACGATGGTATTAAGGAGGCTGTAGAGGACTTGGCTCGGCTCCTTGTATGGAAGTGGCATGATATTGTCACGCATCGTGCCACTGGCGACATCGACATCGCGCCACTCAGCCGGGGCAATAGGCGTATCATCACCCTTAACCCTCAGTCCCTTAGTTTTGAAACCACCCGGTAGATTGGATAGGGTACCAGCATCAACAAGCTGACGAATAAGGCTGGTGCCAGACTTAGCAAAAGCACCGACCAAGTGAATAAGGCCAAAAGCATAAAAGCCAAAGCCAGGTACATATGAATAATGGACGAAATGATTGCGCTTAAGTTTCTTTTCATCATCAGGGTCCCAATTACGACGAATTGCAAGAACTTCGCCTGTTTGCTTCTCAATAGTTACCACATACGGGAGAGCGATACCCTCTTCGTCTGCGAACTTATCGTCTTCGATCTCCAGATCGACATGCATTTCGAGAATTTTGTAGCGGTCATCCGTAGAAGCACGGAAGCCCATCTTCTCGGCAATAGCCTTTTCTACATCATCTAACGAGTCACTAGGTTCTGGCAGATCGATATCGCGGTAGAACCCAGCGGCCTGCAGCTTGGCAAGCTCATTCTCGGTTTTCCGCATAACATGGGTGACGCGCCCAGCGACTTCCAAGCTGGACGCGCCATAAGGAACTACAACGTCATCAGCAGTGACGTACATCGAGACCTGACGACCCAGCGACGGGTCATAGTAGACCTTCTTGAACGCATTACCCGCAAGGCCAAGGCCCCACAGCATGCGCTCATGCTCAGGCCGGTACTCGACCATCACATCAGTTAGCTGGTAATTCATGTCTGCTTCTACGCGAGTAGCAGCTTCACGCTTCTCGGGCGTCTCTGCACCGATAAGCTCAGTACGCACCGGCCCCGCAGCCGGGAACGTCTCCATGATGGTCTCAGCTTGGAACTTGACCACAGCTTCGCTGAGGAGCGGGTGGTAGACACCGCAAGCACCGGGCCAAGGCTCAGTGCGATCATCAACCTTCATGCCAAGAAGCTCAAGACCGTCTACATAGGTCTGAATCCAGTCCTTCCGACTGGAGATATCCTCTTCGAACTCAGCAATCAGGTCACCAGAAAGCTCTGTAAGCTGCTTCTCATCGAGGATTTCAGCCAGATTCTGGCTAAATTCGTCCTCTTTAGCCTGATCTTCGGGCGTTTCTTCCTCATCTTCGCCGTCACCGAGATCAATTTCGATCTCAAGATTGGGGTTATCCATAGCCCCAAGGCTATTTCCCATAGGAAGGCCAAGAGGAGCCTGATTAAGAGCTTTATCAACGGCCATTAGTAATATCCCTGCTGCTTACGGCGTTTAAAATACTGTATTTCATCCGGCTCGTCGAGGTTAGTCGTAATGTAGCCACCCTTACGGAACCTAGCCATCGCCATAGACACGGTATCGACGTAGTCGTCGTGCTCTGCTCCGGGAAAACTAGCTACTTCTTCGATGACTTCCTCGGCCCAACGAGTGGCAGGTGCCCAGACCCGTCCAGACGCAAAGAGGTCTGAGACAGCGTTCAAACGAGAAATCTTGTCGTTCCCCCGGGTAGGAGTGAACTCCTGCACCGGAATGCCCATCGCCCGCATCTCGTAAATCAAAGGTGCACCCGATGCCTTCTTCTCGATGATTATGCTGTCTGGTTCCCATTCCCGATACTCTTCAATGGCGCATTTCTTAAGTTCTGGGAACTCCATACGATCCCTGAATGCGTTTAAAAGAATAATGTTGGCTTGGTCATTGCCGTTATCGTCAGGCTGGTAAAACACACCCCACGTTGTGCAGGCACTATAGTCCGCTCGCTGCGTCTTTTCGAATGCGGTATCCCACGCCATGAGAATAAAATCGCAAGTAGGGGCACGATCAGACTCCCACTCGCGCCACCACTCACGCTTGACGATAGCAGAGGTATCTGAAGTAGGGGCCTGTTGGTACTGAGCCTGCCACTTAGAATTTGGCAGTTCATCCCGTAGGACAGCAAGCTCATCCATAGGCCAGAATTCAGGCCACAGCGGATTGCCACTAGGAAGGATAGCGGGAAACTCAATCACTTCCCACTCATCGCCGCCACGTTGCGCAGCGGCCTTAAGGACTTGCGCTGTGAGGTCTCTTTTAGACCATCGGGTCATGACCACGACTATGGCCCCACCCGGCTGCAAGCGCTGGCGCGGACCTGAGGTATACCACTCGTAGGTCTTGTCGTAGATGTCGGGGTTTACTTCTGCGAGTGCAGCCTCTTGCTCAGAGTGAGGGTCATCGATGATAAGGACATCAGCGCCCTTACCAGTAACCGCACCTCCCACACCGATGGCGAAGTAATCACCCCCTTTCGATGTATTCCACCGCCCAGCTGCCTTGGAGTCAGCCTGCAGGTGCAAGTCAGGGAATACCTTATGGTAGGTATCGGTGTCAACGAGGTTACGCACTTTACGGCCAAAGCCGACCGCAAGTTCAGCGGTGTGCGAGCACTGGATGACCTTTTTGTGAGGGAACTTGCCTAGAAACCACGCAGGAAACAGATAACTAGCAAACTCAGATTTAGTATGACGAGGAGGCATGTTAATAATGAGCCTCTTACACTCCCCCCGTGCCACTCGTTCAAAAGCTTCAGCCATACGTGCATGATGACGACCACTGATAAATGAAGGCCACATACGTTTAACGAAGGCGAGGAACCGCTCCTCTGCAAGCTTCTTACCTTTGAGTTCTTCAAGCTTCTCCAGTTCCGCCAGCAACCGTTCCTGCTCGGGTAGGCTTAGGGCTGGCAAGATAGCCGGTATATCCTTCAGGGATATATCATCAAGGAGAGATTTGGCCTTATGCGTCAGGACCATCTTCGTCCTCCGCAGGCGCGTCTTCTACCTCGGCAAACTCGGCGTCTGTGATGTTAGCTATACCAAACTCCTCATCGAGGTCAGCACCATGTGGAGTAAGGTCGATCACATCGGCATTGAGCAGGCGCTTGACGCGCTCCTTAATAGCGTTCTCAAGCTGCTCGGGTGAGTTGTAGTTGATGGTGATCTCGCTGCGCTCGGTGAACAGGCCGATGTCGCTGTGCTTACCGAGAAGCTCCAGAGCCTTGAGTTCGAACTTGGTATCGCCGCAATCAGCGATCTCCATGAGCTTGTTGGTAATGGCAATGCGCGCCTGCGCTGCATCGAATGCAAGGTTCTTGCCGTACTCGCGCAGAAATGACGAAGCAGAAATGGCAACGGGTAGGCTGGACAGGGGCGATGCTTTCTTGTTCCTGATGGCCTCTTCAAGCAGCTTTGCTTGCCGCTCCTCATCACCCTTGGCTACTTCTACCGGCGCACCCATAGCCTCCAGTAGTTCGGCAGTTGCTGCCGCTACCTGCAATTCTTCCGTAAAAGTAGAAGGCTTAGCATCGGCCATGTCGTATGGCCGCTTCTTGCTCTTGGTAGGCGTGATCTTGACAGAAGCCATTAGGTGCAGCGTCCGGTTTGTGGGAGCAGACGCGTCTTATAGCTATACTGCTACGCAGATGTAAAGCGGCGCAACTACCCTCGATGCGTGCGCCCGGCCTCTCGATACGTCTTCTGCCGGTGGCAATTGGCGCAGCGGACCTCGCACTTGGCCACTTCAGATATGACGCGCTTGAGGGAAATACATCTCCTCGCCACATCGCCGATGCTGAACTCTTTTTCGCCAATGTGATCGAATTCAAGCACTACAGGGTTGGTCTCTCCGCAGTCTATGCAGGGGTGCGATTCAAGATATTTGAGAATCCACGCATGGACTATTGTGCGAGTACGCTTGTTTCCAGATTTGGACTTGGCCTTGATCGCGTCCCTATTAGCCTCGTAATACCGGCGTTTAGCCAGTTGCTGCCTTACTGGATCGCGTCCTGCCATGGGCGCTGCGTATACCACAAAAGTGGCAGAAAAAATATAGGGGGTGGGGGGTCTGCGATTAGAAACAGTGACGGGGGGTCCCTTGGAATTCCAAGGGACCTAAGAATTGTGGGATAATTCGAGGGGGTGGGGGTAATGAATTTGGGGAATGTGATTGGCTGCGCAGAATAGTAAGTAATACAGCGCCCAACCTCTCGATGATATTCCGGGGGTGCCACCCCAGTGGGGTAGCGCTACGCCAAAAACGCTTGCCCCATACCCCCCGCCCCGATTGATCTACTACCTATCCCCCTATTCCAGAGCGAGCGAAGCGAGCGAAGATTTTTTGCTGGCCTGCGTCTGCTGCGCGCCTTGTATCCCTAAGCTGCCTCGCTCCCATGCTGCGCGCCTTGGATTTAATTCAAAAAGCCGATTAGGTGAATAAGCGTGCTACGCCTATTATTAATTATGGGGAAAGGAAATCCCCTGCGGCGCGGCGCTTTCCGCGCATTGGTAATTGAGGATACGGTACAATGACAAAGGCAACAAACACTCCCTCGCTCCGCGCGGATATGGAAGCATTCCTTAAGGGTTCGGAAGGTGCGGAAGGCGGGCGCGCTGCGATGGCTCTCGATCTCGTGGATTATCTCTCCACTCCGGTCGTCTATACCTATGCTGATAAGGATGGGACAGAATACCGGGACGATTTCGCGGTTCGTGATATCGTCATGAACAAGCCTCGCAATGAGGATGGGTCGGAGAGCAAGACGGTGCAGGGTCATCGTCGGGAAGCTCTGCTGTGCAGCGTGTTCGGGTTCGAAAGCTACGCCATCCCACAGCGCATGCGCACGGCCATTGACAAATTAATTCCTGAGGCCATTGCGCTGTGGAATTACTACGGGCGTTCGGACGGTTCGCTGTCCGTGCGTATGGCCAAGGTTCCGGGTGATCTCGCTAAGACTAGCAAGCGAGTGATCGGCGGCATCTCGGCGGTCGATATGTTCCCTCTGCTCGATGGCGAGGGCAAGCTCTCGGCGCTAGGCAAAAAGTCGCTGCGTCTGTTCCCTGCCATCTTCAGGGCGCACAACAAGCGGGATGCGCGCGATGATACTGAGCTTGAAACATTCATGCTTGCCTTTGAAGTGGAAGCGGACGGGCGCGCATCGTCTCTCTTCGATGGTGCTAAGGCTCTCACCTCGGCACAGTGGCTTGACAAGCTGGTCGGCAAGGCTCGCGCGGATGGTGTGCTGCCTCCACTCGCCACTCGGGACACAAAGGGCAAGGTGGACAAGGGGGTCGATCTCAAGGCCTCGGCTGCGCTGGTCCTGTCTAGTCTCGACGAGGTGCTGGGCTCTGACGAGGGAATGACGTTCTCGGTCGAACTCGAAACTATGCTCGACTCGGTGGCCGAACGGTGGGCAGCCTATCGCTCGGCATTCCCGCGCATGATGCTGGACCTGTGATTAACCTAGGGGGCAGGCTCCGGCCTGCCTCCGCTTTCTGGAGTATGTGATATGCGTGTTATGGGCAGGGCGCTGGGCGCTGATGGTTCGTCTATGTATGCAACAGAAGTCGGGGACTTCTTCGTGTACCCAAAAGAGCGCGGCGGTTGGGTCGTGATATGGGAACCAGTCATGCAGGGTCGCCGCTTTAATGACATGGTGGCTCAGGTGCCGGATCGTGTTGCCGCCATTGGATGGGTAGAGGCTGCTCTATCCTTCGCGTGATTTCTTTCGCCCCCATCCGGTTTGCCGGGTGGGGGTTTTTTTGCGCCCGCGCGCGAAGCGCGCCCGCTCCTCGAAGGGGAGCATCCAGCGAAGCTGGATTTATCAAACCAACGCCAGCCGTAGGCTGTCCATCTAGTGTGATAGATGTTGTGATAGTTAGTGATGATAGTTCTTGGTATCTGCGGTTAGCATGAGCGCGGGCGCGGCGAGCGGTTGCACGGAGAGCGTCGGCGCGGCGAGCGGTTGCTCGGTCTAATTAGTGGGCCACTAAATACTAGACTGCTCCCGGGCGTCTTGTCGGAGCCGCTAGCGCGACGTCAAGACTGCTGGCAGTCTACCCAAAATTTTCAATCTGTCAAGCCCCCAAATGCACTTTTTTGGAAGCTCGTTCATAAAAGGTACCCTCCAACCTGAACGAAAATTTGGAACGTAAGAAAACGGGCCTTTTGTAAGAGAAATTAGGGACCTAATGTAAGACATCTTACATAATGATTTCAACAACTTAAGCATAATGTAAGATTGTAAGATGGATTTTCGAGAAAAAGCGGGAAAACGAGTTCTCTGGCAAGTGCAGAGCGCACCCAGAAAGAAAAAAGGAAATCGGCCTTATTCTCCAAAAAACGCCTTACGTTCTTACATTATATATATATTTTTATCTATCTATCTATCTATCTAACTGATTTTTCTACACTTCCTCTCTGCCACCCTAATGTAAGAAAACTTCCCAAAAAACCTTACATTACCCCCAAATTTCCTTACGTTCTTACGTTACCCCAAACTGCCCCAACTTGACTTAACCGACATAATGTGCTACGGTATAAGGACAATGAGGGATCAAAGCCACAACCACGCCCTCATTTCGTAACTGTAAGGAGCAAACAATGCTGAAAGCAATCCACTGGCTCGCCCTGCGTATGTCCGAGTTCGCTCGCTGGCTGCACGACAGGGGCGGCAACCTAGAGTGCTGGGCTGACGAACAGATGTACCGCCGCAGGTGGCGGCGTTGGAGCAAGAAGCACAATCTCACGGTTACGTGGGACGAGGTGCCTGAGTTCAACCCATACTTCGCCACGGGTAACGACCCCGAGGACAGCTACTCTGACCGCCACATCGTGCGTCCGCGCCCGATCACCATGCTTGACGAGTGGGAGGGCTGACATGTTCTGTCGTAACTGCGGCGACGAGGTTGCGCCTAAGCGCACCGAGTTAGGCTACCGCACCTGCCTGCCCTGCGGCGACACTGCCGCTCGCAAAGTACGGCACTGCATCGTGCCTATGAACAAGTCCAACTACACCGTTATCACCAACCGCGCCGAGCTAGCTTGGCTTAACCCTAAGCAAGTAGGAGGATAACATGGCGAGTAAGGGTCACTACACCAAGCCGCCCGAGTGGTGGAAGCATCTGCGCTGGACCAAGCGCGTGTTCTGGAAAGCCGAGCGTAAGGCAGGCAAGCGCGACGGGTACGAGCGCAGCGAGGAGGACTGATATGCCTAGAGGCACCATATGGACTGACGAGATGAAGGCCACCGCTGCGGGTATGAAGCGCGCAGGGTTCAGCAACAAGGCTATCGCTGCCCGGCTAGGGGTATCCCCCAAAGCTGTGCAAGGCTGCACCCAAAGGCTGGGAGCGCGCAAGTCGCTCGATGGCCACTACGGTAGCCCAACAAAATGGGGGCGGCTTTTCGTTATCAACGCAACCACAATCTACGATGAACTGGAGGACTGACAATGCACCATAGCCCATATCAACCCGACCCGCGAGCAGATGCCGAGACCATTGCCTTACTGCGCAGGGTGGACGCACTGCGCGCCGAACTACGTGCGCTCGAACCGCAGCTTAACAAAGCCTGCATAGACTACGGCAAGCGGCGTGGGATGTCGCTCTACCGTGAGTTCCACCTGCGCAACGAACTGGAGAGGAAAGCATCATGACAACCCCGTCCCGAGACCGCAACTACTACCGGCTTGAGAGCAATGAGAGTTTGATAACCGAAGCTAAGGAGAACCCCAGCGCAGAGCTTGCCATCGTGCTGGCCGAGCGGCTGCGCACTGCAGAGTGGGAGTGCAAGGAGCTTCAGTATCTGCGGGATGAACTCGACAGCGTTACGTGGGGCTATCAGTGAGCCACCCGACTTGACTTAACCAACATAGTGTGCTACAGTTAATACACAATGAGAACACAACCTACCACCAACCAAACCAACCAGAAGTAGGCGAAGCCTACTCAACAAGGAGCAAGCTAATGTCCATTATCAATCAGAACTACATGGTCAGCCTCGAAGAAGCAGCGCAGCTTACCGCTCACTTGCCAGAGGTAACGCACGAGTGGGTGTCCGAACCCGGCTGCGGCAAGACGACTATGGCTACTACCCGAGTGGCAGAGATCGCGGGTATCTCGCGCGTTGCACTCATAGACTGCGCGAGCATGGAGCTTGGCGATGGCGGCCTGCCGTGGGTCAACCATGAGAACAAGACTTCCGGCTTCTACCCTAACGAGCGTTTCGAACTGCACAGTGGTGAGCCTGTGCTTATCGTGCTGGACGAGTTCTCCAAGGCACCGCAGCCTACACAGAACATGCTCCAGCCGCTCATCGAGACGCACAAGCGGCGCTTCTACAACATCCCCCTACCCAAGGGCTCCATCGTTGCCATGACGGGCAACCGCTCGACGGACGGGGTGGGCGACAGCATGCTTGGCCATACCAAGAACCGCAGGTCTAGGCTCTACGTGCGCAAGTCCACGGCCACCGAGTGGATTCAGAACTACGCTATCCCTAAGGGTATCAACGGCAGCCTCATTGCCTTCGTGCATGAGAACCCGAGCGTACTGGCAAGCTACATCGACCCGGATCAGACCAACAACCCTTACATCTTCCAACCTACACAGGTGCAGGACGCCTATGCCTCACCGCGCAGCCTTGGGCAGGCAAGCTACATCATCGAGCGCCGTCACCTGTTCTCGCACAATGCAGTCATGGCCGACCTCGCAGGTTGCGTAGGCTTGGCTACCGCCAACACTCTTGAGGCGTTCGTCCGCTACCAAGACGAGCTTCCCTCACGCGACAGCATCATCGACAGCCCTAAGACTGCACGACTGCCTGACTCCGGTGCTGCTTGCTACGTGCTGGTGTTCAATCTGGTTACGATGGCAGATGCAGGCAACATCAACTCTATCTTCACTTACGTGAACCGTCTCGGCGTGGAGTTCCAATCGGTGTTCTGCCTGCAGATCGCCAAGAACAAGGAGAAGCAGCAAGTGGCCTTCCGCAATGAGATGTTCCGCGACTGGCTGCTGGCGAACGAAGACCTGCTGTGATGGATAACAACAACGACGACGAGTGGGATATCGACTCGCTATGTAACGCAGTGTCTAGCTTGATTAAGGCAATGAACGCTTATGCCACGATCACAGCGCAGAGCATTCACACACTGCAAACCCTCGGTATCACGATAGGTGAGCGCCCCGGCAACGGGCCAACCGAACACTAATCAAAAGGAGCAAACTACTATGGCTAGCGTAATAGACATACACAGCGCAGAGCGCGTGCTGGAGCGCGTGAGGATCAACCTGCGTCGGCGCGACAAGTTCGCTATTTTCTCTGGCATCCTGTCTGTGGGCACCAGCGAGGTGGTAGAGGACAACGAGTGCCCGACTGCCTGCACTGACGGGCGTAACGAGAAGTACGGGCGTGGCTTCATCGAGAGCCTGAAGGACGAGAGGATGGTTGCCTTCGTCGTGCTGCACGAGGCGGGTGGCCACAAGATGGCGCAAGACCTGTCGGTCTATAAGGCGCTGTCCAAGATCGACCCGCACCTCGCTAACTGTGCTTGCGACTACCGCATTAACCAGATGCTCGTGGACCTCGACCCGGGGGAGCAATACATCGCCTTCCCCCGTACGCCTGACGGTACACGCATCGGTCTGCTTGAACCCAAGTACAAGGGCTGGACGACCAAGGAGATATTCGACGACCTGCGTAAGCAGAAGGAGGAGAACGGCAGCGAGCCGGGGAACAACTTCGACACGCACGACTGGGGTGCGGGGGATCAGCTATCGCAAGCTGAGAAGCAGGAACTTACGCAGGAAATCGAGCGGGCAATCGCCCAAGGCAAGATGGCTCATGAACGTGCGCTCAAAGCGGGTGCTGGCAGCAACAACCTGCCGATCAGCCTGACGGATGTGCTGAAGCCCAAGGTGGACTGGCGGGCGCAGCTTGCCGAGTACGTGCGTAGTCAGTGCGTGGCCAAGGATACGAGTACGTGGCGCAGGGCTAACCGGCGGTTCATCGGTGAGGGTATCTATATCCCCTCGCTTATCGGTGAGCGCGTGGGCTGTGTAGCTATCGGCTACGATACGTCGGCGTCCAACATGTCCCCCGCTGCGGTCAAGGCGTGTATGTCCGAGGTCAAGGGGTTGCTCGATGCCGTCAAGCCAGAGGCGACACATCTCATCTACTGGGACACCGAGGTCAAGCGGCATGAGGTCTACACGGACGGTAACCGCGAGATGATGCTTAACTCTACCAAGCCAACAGGTGGAGGCGGCACCGACCCCCGCTGTATGACCAAGTTCCTGCGCGAGAACCACATCAAGCCACAGTGCATAATCATGGTGACGGACGGTGAGATCAATAACTGGGGCGATGACTGGCCTGCGCCGGTTCTTTGGGTCGTCATCAACAAGCAAGCGTACACCGCCCCGGTGGGCAAAACCATTCATGTCAAGGAGGTGTGAGATGAGCAAAGCTGTTATTCGTATCGGGTACGACGACTATGTTATAGAAGCTGACGTAGCGGTAATGATCGCACAGACTCTCGCCAACGCCGAGAGGTTCAAGCGCCAAGGCTATGGGAAGGAAGCTACCTTCCATGTCTGGGACAACATGGACGAGAAGAGCACGACTGTCGAGTTCATCCCCGACACTGTGTACCGTATGGGTAAGGCTGCAGGCCAGCCCGATAAGTCTGGATTCTAATAACCAAACCAACCAAGAAGTAGGCAAAGCCTACTCAACAAGGAGCAAACATCATGGGTATCACTTCCTCTTCCGTGCTTACGGAACTCAACATCTCTGTCTGGACTGGGCAGAAGCTCGACCGCAGTGCGACCGACAAGGTGACTAGCGATAACAACGCAGTCCGAGATGCAGGTCAGTTCAAGAAGAACCTCATGGCTGGCACGGGTGCGCGGAAAGAGATCGCGGACTATGCGGCCAGCTGCCGCCTGTGGCACAACACCCGGACGCTGCCGTGGGCTGACAAAGGTGCGAGGCTTCTGCCGACTAGTTTATTCCTAGCGTACAAGGACGAGGCTAACGCGCGCCGAGCGTACTTCGACAACATGGTGGACAAGTTCATGGCTAACTACCAGAGCCATGTGCATACCGCACGACAGAACCTTGGTGCGTTGTTCGACCCCGCTGACTACCCGAGCGAGGACGAGGTGCGTAGCAAGTTCGGCTTCCGCCTTGTGTTCTCCCCCGTCCCCGAGTCCGGTGACTTCCGGCTCGACCTGCCAAAGCAGGACATGGAGGAGATGGCGCAGAGCTACGAGCATGCGTTCAACGACCGACTCGCTGATGCCATGCGTACCCCGTGGGAGCAGCTGCACAAGATGCTGACGGCTATGTCTTCCAAGCTCACCGAGAGCGACGACGACACCAAGAAGCGTTGGCACGACACGTTCCTGACCAATGCGCAGGACATGTGCATGATGCTGACCCACCTCAACATCACCAAGGATGCGAAGCTGGAGCAGGCTAGGCAGGACCTTCAACGTGCATTGGTAGGTGTAGATATCGATGATATCAAGGAAGACGCAGATGTGCGTGAGGATGTCAAAGCCAAGCTCGACGCTATCCTGAGTGCCAACTCATGGTGAGCGAGGTGGTAACGATCAGGCACATAACTCTAGACTTCTACCGAGTGGAGTATGTGGGTCCGACCTCAAACACAGCTAACTATAGATATGTCATGGCCCCCGACGAGCTTGGTGCGTTGAAGAAATTCTATGCGCAGGAGCGCGAGGAGCAAGCGTTTTCTGATTTCATAGTAAAAGAGAAGGAGCAAAAAGATGTTTGATCATGTCGAGCATGACTATGTGAACATGGGGTTGCCCAACCTGATGGCCGAGGTGCGCAAGGGGCGGGTAGTAGCTACTGGCGAGATATCCCTGTCACGTTATCTCGTTCCGTTCCTCGACGCACTGATGAAGAAGTTCCCTAGATGGACGTTCGTTGTGTACGCGCCTTGGAACACAACAAATTCAAGTTCGTTCAGGGTATATGAGGCTGGCGAGGAGCTTGGCTCTATCGCTATCAGAGACCACTACAGACACGGCCCCCAGTTCGTCGTCAAAAACGCCCGCATTGCACGGGCGCGGCAGCGGGGGTGGGAGACTGTAACCAAGGATATGAAGAAGGCCATCCGCCTAGTCGTCGATAACTTCGGCGCTAAGACGATCCAAGAACTTCTCCGGGAAAGCCGCGACAAGACATCTCACGCTATCAGCAACGTCACACAACCTATCCGGCGTAAGTTCACCAGTGAGTGGGAGGCTTTGCAGGACTTTGCCCGCCACTACATAGCGGATCACTGGGAAGAACTTCAGCCGCAGATCACCGCTTTCCGTGCGCAGAAACTCGTACCTGTCGATTTCCCTGCCAGCTACGATGCGTACAAGAAGGCGAATAGGTTCGGTGATGCATTCCACCGCGCAGACAAGGGCGTAATCGTGGTTATCAAGGATGGCTCCTACGCGCTATCACGCAAGGACAAAGACCCAGATATCGTTACGAGCGACCAACTACCCCGCGATGTCAAGATGAAGCTGGGTATGCTCAAGATGCTGGAGGATGGTGAGTACGTGCCCGATGTCGGCATCAGGGTGGCCGACAACATGTACTTTATCATGGATGATACCAATGGCTAGGACACTAGACGCATTGGAACAGGAACTCCGGGCATGGTCCGGGGTTACCTACGAGGTCGCGGACACACGGCCCCACCCCAAGCTGTATGTACAATATAGTGAGCAGCGGCGCTTCCTACCTTTCAGTAGCACATCTGTTGAAGGGCGTGGTATGCGGAACAAGGTGTCGCAGCTGCGCCGCCTGCTGCATGAACTAGGAGCACAGAGAAATGACCGATGAAGCACAGTCCAAGAAGCGCGGGCGTCCCCCCACGGGTGACGCAATGGTGTCGATCCACCTGCGCGTACCGATGGACATTTTCGAGTACTACAAGAACCACTCGGCGTTCTCGGCCACCATGCGCGAGGCTCTACGTGCGTACATGAAAGAGCACCTGTAATTTGGTTTAGATCGGGCTAACTGGGTTAGCCCGATCCCTTTTAGCACTTGACATTGTCCAATGGTATACCGATACTCGCTGCCATAATAAAGGAGCAAACCGGTGGACACCTACTCTCACCACGACAAACCCAAGGATGAGTACGACACCTACGTCCGCATGACGATGGCTTCTCAGAACCTGCTCAATCGTCTGTGCAGCGAGCACCCGCACATCGTGCAAACTCTAATCCGAAAGAATGGAACCGGCGATGGCAAGAACGCCACCACCGATTTGGTGTGACTACTGCAATACTGAGATCAGCGTGTCTGGTGTGAAGTCCTGTATGCGCAAAACATGTACCACCAAAGCACTGCTTCCGCCTGTTAAAGCATTGAAAGATAGAGAATAAGACCATGGCAAGAACCCCCGAGGGTAAGGTCAAGGACAGCGTAACCAAAATCCTGCGCGAGGAAGGGGTGTACTACTTCTTCCCTGCTACCCACGGATATGGGCGTAGCGGTGTTCCTGATATCATAGCATGCGTAAACGGTAACTTTCTTGCTATCGAGTGCAAGGCAGGGGCTAAGAAACCAACTGCCCTGCAAGTGCGTGAGATCGAGAGCATCCGCGCAGCGGGTGGCGTTGCTATGGTCGCTAACGAAGAGAACTGGGACATGATACGCCCGCTGGTGCAAAAACTACTATCATCAGAAGGAACAACGTGATGCAACCCGGGCAATTCTTCACAGAATATCTGGACAGCCTACCAAAGCTAAAAAAACTGATCCATCCTGCAGACTACATGATTACCGAAGCTACGGCGGCACGGGTGCGTGAAAGCGGTATCGTGTTCGTGTTGCCGGAGGGCGGTATCCTGACGGATAGGAACCTCAAGTCGTTTAGTGGCGACTCGCTAAGACCGCCATACAAGTATGTGGTACTAGAGTATGCAGAAGTACCGGGAGAAACTCCTGAAGGACAAACTGCTTGTCCCAAGCGTATCGTTATTGCCATGGATATGGGAACGCACGTAAACATCCTCCCATGCCTTTTTAATGAAAAAGAAAACCGGTGGGTTCCCCACATCTATATGGGTACCTTCAATTATAATGACCCGAATATCTTTTATGTGAAGCATGGTTTAGCCCATGTGCGCGTGAAATATGACGTATGCTTACCCAAAATCTTTGAGGCGATACGCTGGAAGTGGGCGGGGACGGCAGAAGCGTTGACGCAGCAAATTGCGGCTGATCTACGCGACGAAATGAACGCTTACATCGACTTCTGTTACGTACTTCACAGTAATGAAGTTGTTTTCGACGACATCGAACCTGACAAAGCCAAGAACCGCTTCCGCCGTACGCGAGGTAAGGCTCCGCTGTTCACTTACAAGGTGCTAACCATAGGCAAGAAGAAGCCCAAGTCTCGCCGGTTAGGTGGCACCCATGCGTCACCGCGCAGCCATCTGCGCCGTGGATATTACCGTACGAGCAAGCATGGTGTGCGTCACTGGGTGCAGCCGTGCATGATTAAAGGCGAGACGGACGGGTTCGTACATAAAGATTACCAAGTTGTAGCTGCGTAGGAGCGAACAGAATGAACGAAGGTATCCAGCTGATACTCAAGCGTATGGAAAGCCATCCTGAAGAGTTTAGCGACTACGAAACTCAAAGCCTATTGGCTAGTAGACCACCCGACAAGTGGGATCATATCATGACCCAAGTGCGGGCACGGGTGGGCGCTCCGGGTGAGAACCCAAACCGCAGATACCTGCCGTTCCTGAGCGACGAAGAAGTGCAGCTTGTATACGACAAGTGGGTGTCCCTCCAATCACCTGTCTTCACCGATGCAGTTATGCGGGTCCTCCTGCTAGATGAGGTAAGTGAAGAGTATGTAAATTATCCAACTATGCGCCGCCCGGCTAATCCGTCGAGTGGGCCAGCTACTATAGTTAGGACAAGCAGACCGTGAACATCATTACAGTAGATATGGAAACCTACTACGACCCGCAGTATTCTCTCTCCAAGATTACAACCGAGGAGTACATTCGGCACGAGTTGTTCGAAGTGATCGGTGTTGCTGTCAAAGTCAACGACGGCGAAACCCAGTGGTTCAGCGGGCCGATGCCCGCGACCAAGAAGTGGCTTGCCCAGTTCGACTACGCTAGTAGCGTAGTTGTAGCCCACAACGCTGCGTTTGATCTGGCTATCCTTAGCTGGCATTTTGATATCCACCCCAAGATGATTGCGGATACGCTGTCTATGGCAAGGGCGCTGCATGGTGCGGATGGGATCAGCCTGAGCCTCAAGTCACTGGCCGAGTACTACGAGCTAGGTGAGAAGGGCACTGAGGTCTTGAACGCGCTTGGCAAGCGGCGTATTGATTTCACCCCGGCAGAGCTTGAGCGGTACGGTGCGTACTGCGTCAATGACGTAGAGCTTACCTACGACCTGTTTGCTGCGATGGCTCCGCAGATGCCGAAGCTGGAGATGCGGCTAATTGACCTGACGATCAGGATGTTCTCCGAACCCAAGCTGGAGTTGGACAAGTGTGTACTCGAAGACCATTTGAGGTCTGTAAGAGAGAAGAAAGAGAAGCTGCTAGACAAGGCGCTGATAAGCAAAGAAAACCTGATGAGCAATCCCCAGTTGGCACAGACCCTGCTGTCTCTGGGAGTAGCTCCACCGATGAAGGTAAGTCCTACCACTGGTAAGCAGACTTACGCTTTTGCCAAAACAGATGAGGAGTTCAAGGCGCTTCTCGACCATGAAGACTTCGTTGTTCAGGCAATTGTAGCTGCGCGCCTAGGAGTTAAGTCTACGTTGGAGGAGAGCCGCACTGAGCGGTTCATTAGTATCGCTGAGCGCGGCCCTCTTCCTGTGCCCCTACGCTACTATGCAGCACACACAGGCCGCTGGGGCGGCGACGACAAGGTTAATCTTCAAAACCTCCCGCGCAAGTCGCAGCTAAAGAAGGCAATGCGCGCGCCAGACGGATACTTGCTGATCGACTGCGATAGCAGTCAGATCGAGGCCCGCACCCTTGCGTGGCTGGCGGGGCAGCAGGACTTGGTCGAAGCCTTCGATAAAGGCGAGGACGTGTACAAGATCATGGCGTCGAGCATCTACGGCAAACCAGTAGATACCATAACTGAGCAAGAGCGATTTGTAGGGAAAACAACAATCTTGGGTTGTCTTGCCGAGGGAACTCCAGTACTAACTGATCGTGGCTGGGTAGCGATTGAGGAGGTGACTACCTCCGACCAGCTATGGGACGGAGAAGAGTGGGTATGCCATCAAGGACTAGTGAAGAAAGGCACCAAAGAAACATTGAGTCTTTGCGGGCTTTGGTTGACGCCGGATCACAAAGTATTGTGCGGGACACAGTGGCTGGAAGCGCAATCAGTGGCACAAGACAGAAATACCCTCTCCCTAGCATTGGACACCGGAGCGGTCAGTTGGTTGTCACCGGGTACGTCACAGGGACGCGGAGTGGAGTCTCTGCGCTCATCGTCCAATGTGATTGCGGACAATCAGAATACACCGTCGATAAACACAACTTCAAAAACTTTAAAAGCACCCGCTGCCTTTTGTGTGGTAGGCGAGAAGGGCACAGAAAACGCTACTGGAAATATAGCTCTGCACTCCCCGATACCGCGCATCGGGAGCGACTACTCAACCGACTTTCTTCGGCTATCAACCGCTGTCACGTACCTACCAACCGGGTGTACGCCGACTATGGGGGTAGAGGTATCACCGTGTGCAAGTCGTGGAGAGACGACCGCGCAGAATTTCTGCATTATGCTCAAACCCTACCGGGATGGGATAACCCCGAGTTCGATATGGACCGCGCAGACAATAACCGGGGGTACGAACCCGGTAACATCCAATTTGTCTCGCGGGCAGACAACCATGCTAACCGAAGAAAGGTCAGTATCCTCCAGACGGAGATTGATGACCTACGACATCGCCTACGCAGGGCCGAGGAACAGATACACAGTTGCGACCGATGCAGGTCCGATTATCGTACATAACTGCGGCTACGGGATGGGGCCGCAGAAGTTCCGCATACAGCTTAAGACCTTCGGTGTTGACCTACCACTGGCGGAATGCAAGCGCATCATCAGTGCCTACCGCGAGACCTACCCCATGATCCCAAGGTTGTGGTCGCAGGCTCAAGAGGCACTTAACGAGATGGTTCGTGGCGGGGCTAAGCCTATCGGGGTTCCGAACATTTTGTCGGTTAGCCCCAGCGGTGTGCGTCTACCTAACGGCCTATGGGTTAAGTACCCCGGGCTCCGACTGCGTGTCTATGAAAAGACCGGTAAGGAGGAGATGGTCTACACCACCAAGAAAGGCAAAGCCTCTATCCCTAACCGGATATATGGGGGCAAGATGGTTGAGAACCTGTGCCAAGCCTTGGCCCGCATCATCATTGGCGAGCAGATGCTGATGATCGCACGGCGGCTACCTGTGGTTATGACCGTACACGATGCCGTGGGTGCGCTGGCTAAGGTCGAAGAAGCTGACGAAGGTAGAACGTTCGTCGAGCAATGCATGAGGATCAGGCCCAAGTGGGCACAGGGCCTGCCGCTGAACTGCGAGAGCAAGATAGGAATTAGTTATGGAGGATAAGGTATGAAGGTCGAAATCGATGCCTGTACTTTGGACGGACTAGTCAGGGCGTGGCTGCGCGATACGTGCGAGACCATTACCATCAATAGTCAATCTAATTATGTCCATCCTGAAGATGCGAAGGATTACAGGAAAGACCTCAAGGCTATCCGCCGACTGCTAAACTATATTGGAGAGGGTTAATGAGCGACTACCAATTCACCAAAGACTGGTTCGCGTGGGCACCGGAAGTTCGGACGCAGATTATCCACGTTGGTTACCAGTTGGTCGTACGTAAGAAGAGCATCAGCGCGTGAGAGTAAGCCGCCCAACAACCAAGACCCAGTGGACTTCAGAGATGGAACAGGCCCTTGTTAGTATGGAGGCCGCCGGTGAGCATTTCCGAGACATCGCACCAAAACTTGGTGTGACTATAACAGCCGCAGAGAAGCGGTTCCAAAAACTGAAGCAGAGCAAACAATGACCGACGCCCTCCGCTCGTGGCTTTGGTCCAACTTCGGCTGGGACATCCACGATTGGGCGCCCAATGACATCCGCTTCTGAGGAGAGAAATATGCATAAGGACCAACTCGCCCGCCGCACTGATGCCGAGCGGGAGGCTGTGCCGGTGGATATGCCGAGCAGCCCCAACCCCGATTGCGAAGCTTGTGGCGGCGAAGGTGAGGACGCTGATCCGTACGGCATGTTTGATTACGCCTGCTACGAGCCATGCCCCGCTTGCTACGCCCACTCATCCAAGGAGCCGACATGATGAGCGAGGAAGAGCTTAGATTGCTGCGCGATGCCAATCTGGCGATGCTACTGAACCGCGCCACAGCAGCAGAGGCGCGTGAGGCGAAGATGATGAAACAAGCCGTATGCCTATGGGGCATCTTAGACGACATTGACACGCTGGACGATGTTTGCCGTGATCAAGATGATCTGTTTCGTTCCCTGACCCGCGCTGCTCAGCAAAAGCGTCACGAGATTATGAGCGGCGAAGAATGGGACATCGCCCGCGCAGCCATCGAGGAGAACCAGCGTGGATGATCTGGTGCGCGACCTGACGGAATGGTGTCCTAGCGATGGGGCCGATGCGTGGCCGATCATGCGCCAAGCCGCCGCCGAAATCCGCAGCCTCCGCGAGCAGGTGGCGGAACTGGAGGCAGAACTGGGCTACCACGGCATTTACCCGAACCCGATCATACCCCGCGACACCAAGGCGGACAGCGACGGAGACGACGGCGCATGACTGATGATGAGAGGGATACCTTCGAAGATGACTGGGCTATAACCGAAGCCATCTCGGAAAAGCACGGCGTCTCTGTGGTGACTGGCATATACCGTAAGGCGCAACTGGATTTGGTCCGTGAAGGACGCAAAGCCGAACGCCATCAGATCGTGGCTTGGCTGCGGGCAGTGCAAGGGCTTTGGGCAGATGAGTACGCCGCCCAGATCGAAGCAGGAGATTACCTCAAATGACTGACGAAATTAAAGTAGCAACGAAGCGCCCGAGCATTATGATCGCCACTCCCATGTACGGTGGTATGTGTACGGGTATGTATGTGCTGGGGCTGCTTAGCACCATGAACAAGATGCGTGAGCTTGGGATCGAAGTCTCGTGGGTTCACATGACCAACGAGAGTCTTATTACTCGTGCGCGCAATGAGCTTGCTCGTGTGTTCTTAGCATCTAAGTCCGACTACCTGATGTTCATCGATGCAGACATTGGGTTCGATGGGGACTCTTTGGCTCACCTGCTAGCTGTAGACGAGGACATCGTGTGCGGTATTTACCCCAAGAAAGAGGTCAACTGGGACAGCATCAAGCGCGCAGTGCGCGCAGGCAAAGAAGACCTAGAGGATTACGGCGGTGCCTTCGTTTTCAACATGGTAGGTGAGCATCATGTCGAGACAGACGAGCGCGGGGTTATCGAAGTGCGCCACGGCGGCACTGGCTTTATGCTCATCAAGCGGGGAGTATTTGACTTCCTTGCACCACATGTTCCAACATACCGTACGTCCTCATTCATCAAGCCTGATGGTGAGTACGAGAAGCCGCTGACCTATGAGTTCTTCGCTACCAGCATCGATGCGAGCGGGGCTCTGCTGTCAGAGGACTACCACTTTTGCGAACTGTTTCGCAAACACGGAGGGAAGATTTACGCCCACCCCTTCGTGAAATTGGATCACGTTGGAACCTATGTGTACAACGGGGATATCCTTAAGTCGGGCGGTAACTTGAAGTGAAGGAGCAGACGATGATCAATACCAAGACCAAGCCGGTTACCAAGGCTCAGCAGGTTGAGCAGCTTATGGTTAAATACCCCTTGTTGTCCGCAATTAGCATTGCCGATAGGGCCGGTTGTACCGCTAGCTATGTTCGTATGATCCGCAATAAGTTGGCCAAGACTACCGTTTTTGACGACGCTAAGACGGTTAACCCAGCTTTCAATTGGAACAAGCTCGTGTGGGAAACCCCCATCGAGGATAAGGAAACCCCCGCGACTGAAGCTCCGGTCCACGATGAAGTTAACCACCCTGCCCACTACACGGACGGTGGGATCGAGACTATCGACTACATCGAGGCCAAGCTGACGCCGGAAGAGTTCCGGGGCTTTTGCATCGGCAATGCCCTTAAATATATGTCTCGCGCAGGGAAGAAGGGTGATGCTACAACCGACCTGAAGAAGGCGCAGTGGTATCTTACCCGCGTTACAAAGGAAGGCTAACTCATGACTGCGTGGTCCTACAGCAGCATCAAGACTTTCGATCAGTGCCCGAAGAAGTACTTTCACCTCAAGATTGCCAAGGATATTCAGGACAATCCGGGGGAAGCCGCCATATACGGGGTAGAGGTCCACAAAGCTGCCGAGGACTACATCAAACTTGGTACACCAATCCCACCTAAGTACGATGTCATCAAAGAAACCGTAGAGGCTCTGAACCAGTTCCCCGGCCAGAAGCACACCGAGCTTAGGCTAGGTGTCGAGAAGACGGATACTGGCTACAAGCCTTGCGGTTTCTTTGATGACATCGTCTGGTGGCGCGGTATTGTCGATCTGCTTATTGTAGACGGCGATACCGCTCACATGGTTGACTACAAGACTGGTAAGAATGCCAAGTATGCCGACATGAAGCAGCTTGACCTGATGGCGGGTGCCATCTTCGTCCATTATCCCGAGGTGGAGAAGATCAAGTCTGGTCTGGCCTATGTGGTCAGTAACGAGTTCCCCAAGAAAACTCACTACCGTGAGAAGCTGGGCGAGTACCTTTCCGTGTTCGATCCGCAGCTTGAGCAGTTGGAAGCGGCCTTGGATAATGGTATATGGAACGCCAAGACCAGTCCTCTGTGCGGGTGGTGCCCAGTTGAGGATAAGTGTGAACACTGGAAGCCCCGGAGGCGGTGATGGCCCGTAACTATAAGAAAGAAGCCCAGTACGAGGACACTCCGCAGCAGGTGGCTAACCGTGTCGCCCGCAACAAGATGCGCCGCAAGCTCATGAAGGAGGGCAAAGTCAGCAAGGGCGACGGCAAGGATGTCGCCCACAGGATGGCTTTCGACAAGGGTGGCACCAACGCGCAGGGCGTCACGGTGCAGAGCGCATCCAAGAACCGGTCGTTCCGGCGAGACAGTAAGGGCAACCTAGTCTCAGAGATCAGCAAGAAAGAACGTAAGAAGAAGTAACTGCGCAAGGAGCAAACTGTGCAAATCGTAGACAACAAGGTGCTGCTGTTCCATGCAGCCGAGCCCCAAGCTATTACTACCGCAGTCAAGAAGAGCGCCATCGTCGATGAAGGCGTGGCTGTGCATTGGGGCCTTACAGAAGCCAAGGCATTGGCTGCACTGAACGTGCCTGATGTCCCATCGCCTATCCTTAGGGACTACCAGTGGACAGGCAAGCATCAACCCTTTGCGCACCAGAAGACGACAGCCTCATTCCTCTCCATCCGCGACAAGGCATTCTGCTTCAACGAGCAGGGTACGGGTAAGACCGCCAGCGTTATCTGGTCTGCCGATTACCTCATGCAGGTAGGCAAGGTCAGGCGTGTCCTCGTGCTGTGCCCGCTATCCATCATGAAGTCCGCGTGGCAGCAGGACCTGTTCAAGTTCGCTATGCACCGTAGCTGTAGCGTAGCATACGGAGACGCCAAGCAGCGCGCCAAGATCATCAAGGCTGGCTCCGACTTCGTGATCCTCAACTTCGATGGGCTGGCTATCGTCAAGGACGAGATCATCAACGGCGGCTTCGACCTGATCGTGGTGGACGAGGCGAATGCCTACAAGAACCCGCAGACCAACCGGTGGAAGGTACTCCGCGAAGTCACCAAACATGTGCCGATGCTGTGGATGATGACGGGTACACCAGCGGCGCAGTCGCCACTCGATGCCTATGGGCTGGCGAAGCTTGTTAACCCCGACGCATCTAACCTGTACTACGGTGAGTTTCGCTCGACCGTCATGATGAAGGTGACGCAGTTCAAGTGGATGCCGAAGCCCGCAGCTGCAGCTATCGTCCATAAGGTATTGCAGCCTGCGATACGGTTCGAAAGGAAAGACTGTCTCGACCTACCTGACGTTACGCACGTAGACAGAGAGGCACCGCTTACCCCGCAGCAGCGCAAGTACTACAACCTCCTCAAGAACCAGTTGCTCATGGAGGCAGCGGGCGAAGAGGTCAGCGCAGTCAACGCTGCCGCCAAGCTGAACAAGCTCCTGCAGATCAGCGGAGGCGCGGTCTATTCGGATACTGGCGAGGTAGTCGAGTTCGATGTCAGCAACCGGCTAAACGCCGTGCTGGAGGTTATCGAGGAAGCCAGCCACAAGGTGCTGGTCTTCGTGCCCTTCACCCACACCATCGAGCTACTGAGGGCGCACCTAGAGAAGCATGGTGTCAGCTGCGCTGTCATCAACGGCAAGGTGTCAGTGAACCGCAGGTCGGAGATCGTGCAGGAGTTCCAGACTAGGGCAGACCCGCATGTGCTTATCATCCAGCCTCAAGCTGCGAGCCACGGCCTTACCCTGACTGAGGCAGACACGATTATCTGGTACGCACCGACTACGAGCGTAGAGACATACTTGCAGGCCAACGCCCGCATCAACCGCCCGGGTCAGAAGAACGCCATGACCATTGTCCACATCCGTGGCAGCGAGGCGGAGGAGCGGCTGTACAGCATGCTGCAGGGTAACATCGCCCACCACGAGCGGTTGATCGATCTCTACCGGAGCATTATCAACACTTGACAATGTAAAACGTAAGATTACTCTAAGCGCGCCAACGAAGGAGCAAACCATGGCAGACGCAAATACCCCGCTTGACGGGTTGGTGATGGAGTATCGCAATCTGCGCGATACCATCCGCGACAGAGAAGCCGAGCATGAAGAAGAGCTAGCCAAGCTGCGCGAGCAGCTGGATGCCATCAGCGCCAAACTGCTTGCTGTGTGCAAGGAGACCGGGGCGGACAGCATCAAGACTCCGGCAGGCACCGTGTCCCGCCGTGTTCGGTCGCGGTATTGGACCACCGACTGGCAGGCTATGTACAACTTCATCCTCCAAAACGATGCCCCGTACCTGCTGGAGCAGCGTATCCATAACGGGAACCTCAAGGAGTTTCTGGATAACAACCCAGACAAACTCCCTATCGGCCTCCAGATCGATAGCAAATACGTCATCCAAGTCCGTAAGCCTGCGGCTAAGTAAGGAGAAACCAAGTGAGCAATATTACCATTTTTGAAGAGCAGTCTGCCCTCCCCACTGTCAAGCGTGAGTCCAAGCTTGCAGCCAAGATGAGCGGCGGCAGCAACAGCATTCGGCGTATCGCTACGTCCCTCAATGGTAACTTCAAGCGCATCGTTGGTGGCGAGCAGATCGGCAAGTCGATCCCGCACAAGATCAACGTCATTATCGTGGACCAGCTGCCCAAGGTTAGCCGTACCTACTACGCTGGCGAATACGATCCCGATGCAAAGCCGACGCTGCCTGACTGCTGGTCTAACCTTGGCGACAAGCCGGAAGCCAGCGCGGGTAACCCGCAGAGCAACAGCTGCCTTGACTGCCCCCAGAACGTGGTGGGTTCGGGCAAGAACGGTAAGGGCCGCGCATGCCGCTTCAGCCGCCGTATCGCTGTGCTGGCAGAGGGTGATCCCAGCGGTGAAGTGTACCAGATGAACATCCCGGCAAAGTCGTTGTTCGGTAAGGGCGTCGGCAATACTCACCCCTACGAGAGCTACCAGAACTTCCTCCGTTCGAATGGTGAGG